TCTGTTCTTTGACTTCTGCCATTTCTTCTTGGCCTTCAGCTTTTATTTCTGCAAAATTGATGGTGATTCCACCGATCAATGTAAAATTGAATGTACCTAGCATTCTTCCAAGATTCATCTTCGCCTTAGCCTTGACGTATCTTCTAAACAATTCATCATCAAAAAGATCTTCGTCTGCTAACTTTACGTACGCATGGATAGCAGCATTTCTTGGAGGTGTCCTGCCTTTCACGACAAGCTTCTTACTGTTCTTGTTATAGGCGAATGCTATGGTCTCTAGCATGTACGTCCTTGCAAGATCATACATCGAAAACATGATTGTACGATACATCAAGTTGTCACTTCCGAATGGGTTGAGGTAGATGTCAGCAGCCATCATTCTGTTCTGACTAAAATCCCCTTGGTTTGGGCCGATGATACCAGCACCTGTCATCTCTCTGAAGTCGTAGATTGATATGACTTCGTTTGGTAACTTGATAGCCCTAGTTGCTTTAAATTCTGTAGTTGTAAAAAGTACAGAAGGGACCACTATCAATTTCTCCTCAACCGCGTACTGGTAGTTGTCGTATGCCCAGTCTTTAGCATCTTTGATTAAGATCTTTATTCTGTCCTCTGGAAGCTTGATTGGTATTGCACACGAAATGCTCAGTTCGCTGTTTACACTTGCTATAAGTTCTGTAAGATTCACTCATATCTATCCAAAAAAGCCTAAGCTTTCGCTTAGGCTTTTCCATTATAGCTTTAATTTTGCTCCTGCAAGATAAATGTTTGTGATGACAAACATTATTTTGGATTTTGATATTGTATTTCTACAAGTATCTCTCCATTTGTTCCGTGTCTCTGGTGCCGCAGAGACATCAGGATCATCCAAAACAGTATTGAACTCTGATTGAATGTCAATTAATGACATCTTTTCCATCTTTGTGATAAGAGGCTCCAAGCGCCCGGCGATGCTTTTGCTGCCGTTCCTAGAGATGTCTGTTGCTAGTGTACGCTTGGTTTCTTTCATAACATTATTATATTATTTTACACTTTTGTCAAGGTGTAAATAAGGTATGGCAGGATCAGAAATACTTCTCAGCACGGACGAAACAACATACAAGCTCGTAAAATACGAAACACATGACAGAGACGTCCAGCTTGTACAGGCAATAAGGATGTTACTTATGACAAAACCAGGAGATATATTAGGTGCTCCGGACTTTGGTATAGATCTTGAGTCGATGGTGTTCACACTCCAACTCAATGAGAATAAAATGACCAGAGACATACAGGAGAAAATTGCCATGTTTATTCCCGCAGCCCAGGAGTACAGAATAGACGTAACTGTTGGATTTGCACCAGGTTCCGTAAGAGACGAATGCTTAATCGACATTATAGTAAATGACAATAAACAATTTGGTCTATATGTATTGTAAAAACTCGTATATGCGTATACCACGCGGTGCATACCACGCGTATAGGAGTATTACATATAACCACAATTCTTAGTAAAATTGATGCGCGTTGTGACATTATACGACATATCATATTTTATTAATGAAATCGATAAATAGAATATGAATAGCGAAATAGAAATCATTAACGCGCAGGCAGAAAAATTGCGCTGGATGATTACCCAGTTAGACAATAGCTGTGATGGCACACCTGTGATGATGTCATTCATTCAATCCAAAAAGTTACAACTTAAAGATACAATGGATCAAATTAATATCATGAAATCTAAACCTCTCTAAAAGTCCTGGGATTTTTTGGTTTAGATAGATGATGGCAAAGAAGCTCAACATCTTCGAAAAATCTAGACTCACAGTAGACGATCTGTTGCAACAGACAGTAGACTACTGCACGACTACATTTAAGCAAGCAAACACTCTGTTCTCCGCTTCCTCGGCGTATGGTCAGATTATATTGGTTCTCACGAACCTTGCACAGCTTATCTTCTACTACATAGAAGACTCGATCACAGAATTAAACATAAACGAGGCAACAAGAGCAAGTTCAATATACGGACTTGCAAGATTGACTGGACATGACCCGACTAGGGCAGTTGCAGCAGTTGGCAGAATCAGTCTTATTCAGAAGACCGGGGTGCCACGCGTAGATGGTGGCAGTATCATCATGAGCACTCACTCCAAGCTGCAATGCATGAACAACGATCTTTCATTCATTGCTGATTTCCAATCTTCAGAACTTAGGGTTGTACACGATTTTATACAGATCATAGACTGCATAGTCAGACAGGGCGTAATTGATCAACAGGCCTTCCAAGGAACTGGCGTATCTATGCAATCCTTTGAAGTTGCATACAAGCAAGGACAGATGATAGACAATGAATTCGTCCACGTTTATGTCAATGGAGATCTCTGGCACAACTACGAAAGTTTTTACGACATGCCAGCAAATCAAAAGTGTTGCATGATTAAAACAGGTATCACAAGTGGATTAGACATCTATTTTGGAAATGGTGCGCATGGTGCGATTCCGGCATTAGGAGCAGAAATAGTTATAGAATATCTTGTAACAAGCGGTCTTACCGGCAGCATGGATGGCGTTAGCCCAGAGGCTGTAATATTCAGAGCAATTGACGTTGCATATGACAACAGGGGCAATGAATTGGACATCTCGGAATATTTTTCTGTCGTCTGCACCGAAACTCCTGAGATGGGATCTAATCCAGAACCTATCGAAATAACAAAGCTTGTTGCGCCCAAAACCAGCAGGTCTTTGATCTTTGCACATCCTGACAACTACGTTGCATATTTTTCAAGATTTAACACGTTCAGTCTGGTCCATGCGTGGACAAAGAACTTTGACGAAGATCTATCGGACGACAATGTAATTTACATCATGCTAATTCCAGATATTTCAAAGAAGTTCAGATCTGGTGAAAATTACTTCAACATTGATACTGATAGATTCTTGCTTAATGCAGGTCAACAGAGAAAAATCATCAAGATGCTTGACGATTCTGGAAAGAAGATCGTAAAGCTTTCAACGAAACTCGTGAATCCTACAGTCAAAAAATTCGTACTGTATATCAATCTTATCCTTTTTGAAGATGCTGCAGATGATACACTTGTCAAGAACGAGGTTTTTGATAAGATCGGAGATTACTTTGCTACCACAAGAAGGAGAGACAGAATACCGCGTTCGGACCTTATCAGAACAATTGAAGAAATTGAAGGAGTGGACTCTACCACGGTGCAATTCATCTCACAGGAAGAAGAAGAAGCAGTCATCCAAGGGAAGACTATAAACCAGGTGATAGATGATTTCGGAGATATTCTTTTAAAGGATGGAGATCTTGCCATCATAAGAGGTGGTTGGACGGATAGACGTTCTAATACTTATAACGAAGGTCTAAGTTCAACAGGGCCTGGTTGCGTAAACATTTCTATACGTGGCAGGACTCCTGTTACTTATAACTCTAAACTGACACGGATTAAGAAATAATGAACAGATACAAAGTAGCAGAAACTAGGAGGACAGTGCGCCACAGAAATAGCGGATACATTTATCAGCAGAGAGTTCTTAATTCTACCCTATCTAGACTGATCACCGAAGATCCTGCCCACATGGGTTTTGTAGGAGTGCTTGAAAATGTTGTCACTGAAATAATTGAACAGGTTAAAAGAATAAAAACGTGGGTCAACTTTACGGTTGACAAAGACGATAGAAACATAACGTAATGGCTTTAGGTAACATAAAGATTTTTAACGGGCAAGGCAGATTGCTCCAACTTGCGCAAGACGGTTCCGTCTACACTACGACCATGCACCTTCCGAAGGTTAGTGTTGGTCTTTCTGAAGTGGCACAGTTATTCATTCTGGAAAGTTGCCTGGAAAGGGCAGGTGCAACCGGAGTAAAGGAATCTGTCTCAAAACCATTTTCTGTCGTAAACGGTCCGTTGAACGTAACTGTTGAAGGAGATCCTGCATTTTCCCTCTTCAGCGTTTACATCGAAGAAGGCACTCCCTATATTTCGACAGCAAGGAACACATCTTTGCAATTTTCTTCGCCGGAGCTTTATCCCGAATTAGATCTTTACGGATTAAAGTGTGTCATAGATCCTGATAAAGAACCGATTGCTATACACGTTTCGTTTAGCCCTACTGTTGAAGCTGTTGCATACGGAACTATCAAAATAGAATGCACAGACTTTACTGTAATTGTTGATCTGTATGCAGAATCAGAAGACGAAGATAAGAGATTTTCTTCCATGCTTGAAAACTTTGGAAAGAACTTTGCACACAAAGATGAACTGATGTTGCGCGACAGTGACGTCAACGAAGATCTGCCAGACTGGAAAACCATAAACCAGAAAAGAAAAGAACTTCTTCTGTCCGGTGATGAAATTTATTCGCACATCGGTTCCGTGAAGGGTTTGCTGAATGCCTTGAAATTCTTTGGTTATCAGGATCTTGTGGTAAAGGAGTTCTGGCTAAACGTAAGAAAGAACGATGCAGATAATGGAAAGCTGGTCTCAAATGAGATAGGTCTTGATTATCGTATGATTGATGCAGGAGGTTATAAGAAAACTGATAGGATCGGTCTTTTCTACCCTATCAACAAAGTCACAGACGAATTTGATAAATTTGGACTTCCTGTTGTAGAAGATGCATTTATGTTCACGCAGGAAGAAATCCTGATGAAGCTCTTCGCTCTTAGAGAAAAGTTAAGAAAGGATTTCCTGCCGCCTTATGTTCGTATAACGGATATCACTGGAGAAGGCGTGTACTTCGCCCATTACAAACTTAACGCGTGGAGCGATAAGAACAAACACATAGAAGTACAAGAAGGCGAAGACATCGAGGTAAAGATATCACAACCTGTCGGATACTTGCAAGATCTCAGAAGATTGGTTCCCGTTGCATACCCTCAAGGCATAAAATTGCCAATTGAAAGGTTTGATGAATACGGCAAAGAAATCTACACAAACACGGTAAGGCCTTACACATCCGGCCAGATTTATTCTGTTGCAGAGGTTCCTTTGCTTATAGATTCTATCGAACTATTCTCTAAAAAAGTCCGTTACGAATATCCTTGGATAGGAAGAGAAAATATCTACGAAGGCGAAGAGCTAAATGTGATTGTTGGATTTCCAGTTATCTTGGAATGTATCGTGCCGCAGACTCTTTGGGCAGATATCAGCGGAGCTACTTACGCGAGTGTCTCCAAGCATTTCACGTGGAAGAATATTTCACTGCGCCAACATTACGAAATCGAATGGAAAATTTCAAGGGTTGGTGGAGGATACGACTTCACATTCAGGGGAATCGCTGAAAACTTTTTAAAGCTTCCCCATTTTATACCGGTCGAAGGTGTTTTTGATATCCAATGTAGAATGATCAATATGGACAACCATTCTTCATTGAAGTTGGTGGAAAAAGGCATCACGGTCTATCAGAAGAATCTAGAAATCATTGCAGTTACTAAATACGCAGAAAGAGTTAAAACCTGGAAAGACTTTAGTTTTACATGGGAGGATGCATCTGGCACGCTGGCGTGTCCTTCTAAAACCGAGTTCCAAGATTCTTCTCTTCCCAATGTTCTTTTGGATCCTTACAATTACAAGCAGCAAATCTGGAAGGTATTTGAACAAGACATACTAGAAAAATTCTCGACTGTTGAATTTTATAATAATCGACTGGGTCATACCACAAGATGGAATAACACTGATGCGACATGGGGTGAATGCAAGAGATTATCTTTTAAAGAAACCAAATTGCATTCTGAATATCTTGGAGGGTTTAAATTCCCATCCATAGAGGCTGGAGACGTATTGTCTATAGGTAATCTAGGAAGTCATAAAATTATAGGCACGACTCCAAAAGAGATTGTCGATGAACTAAATAACACCATAGAAGAAGGAGTGGAAAGATTCCATTATCTTGTCCATGTGGATGGCATAAAGGCAGAAGCAAAGATATCAGGACCTTATGGTTGGAACTTCGTGGAATTGAAAAAGGCGCTGACTGTTGAAAAGACACAAAGCTGGGAAATTCCTGACTGGTTGGATCATGCAATGTTAAAGGTGATGCAAAAACACACAGACGTTCCACGTGCTGACTGGTTTTTGGATGCTCCTGTTGCAGACATATTGGCAGGAAAGGTACACGATATTCAATACTGGATCGACAGAGGGGTTATATCTGCAAAAGATGGTAGAGGTTCTCTGCCTTCATTTGCAGGATCATCTTCGTGGGGAGATGCCGGAATGAAGGTTTACAATAATCCATTTAAATCTCCACAACATGTTCCGATCTTTATTATCATGGACAGCTCAGAAATTTACGGAAAACATGATGTCATATGGAACATAAAGAAGGTTCTTCCTGATGGAACAGAAGCAGATTACATGACCGTTGTAGATGGCACATATCTTGTCTTACGTCTCAAGGATGAAGCAACATACACAATTGAAGTCGAGCTTTCGGATTCTAATAACAATAGAGTCTATAAGAGAATGCCTGGATTCGTTCAAATAATAAAAGGATAGATAAGCGTAATGGATATCTTAATCAACGAAATACTGGAACAGGATCCGATCTCCGAATCCAGAATCACCATAAATGAAAACTTCGAAGAAGTTAAATCTGCGATCTTGTCGATCTCCGATTCTATACAACTCGATCCTCAGAACGGTACATTAGACCTGACAGCAACTGCTATAGGAACGATTAAAGCCAAAGGTATCACAACCGGAAAAGCTATCTTCCCTACGACAGGTGCAGCAAAAGTCACGATCAATGCATTAAACGACGGCCAGATAGTTGCACTAATCGGAACGATTGACGCAATCACCTCGACTAATGTTACAGTATCTGCAAAAATAACCGCAGCGTCTGCCAGGATCAATGGAATCTCTGAACTGAATGGAACTGTAAAACTGTTGAAAGGCTTTACAAAGAAGAGAGAAGTCGTTGGCAATTACACAGCTAGCACAACCAAGACGATCAGTAACGAGGATAACGTGTTGGGTGTAATTTTCTCCAGCTCAGGTTGCACCTTGACGCTTGCTGCAAATTCCACAGATGCTTTGTCAGATGGCCACGAGACTACCATCATCAACGTCGGAACTGCACCTTTTAATATCGCAGTAGGAAACGTGGTAGGTTATAATACAATCATGCTTTCCCCTGGTGGAAAATCCAGCATTATTCTCCACTACAACCTTTCTCTTCAGAAGTGGTACATCTTGGCTTCTAATGCAGTGACCATGAGCTAATAAAAACGTCTTAGATAGAACATGGCAACAACACCCTTTATTAGACCGATTCCAACACAAGGCGGAGCTTTCTACACTTTTACAAGTGCTGGAGAAGATCTGACTCTAACGTTTAGCCAGTCTACTACCAAGTTTTCCTTTAGCAAGTTTGTCCTACTGAATATTCCCGACGTCAAAGCTTCGCCTGCTGGCCAGAACACTTTACAGTTTGCTGCTATCCAAGGAGCATTAAATTCTTCTTTGTCTAATAGTCAGAATAATAACTTTGCCAGTAGCTTCCAAAATTACTGTCTTAATCTAGAATCTACATTGACTTCTGTAGCATCTACAGAAGACGAGGAAGGTTATGATCCTAGTCTTCTACAGACCGTGGCCGAAAGAGTTTTTTGGAAATGGATAAAGGAGCTCGGAGGAGTAAGATATCGCAAAGCAATATCCGGAGAATCAGACGTGCCAGGCAGATTTGTGGAAGAAGATGATTCTGAAACTTACCAACGCGTCGTGAAATACATCGGCTCTGTTGATGTTGTCAATTCTGTCAAGAGCCAAGCGAATGCTTATACTGAACTCTACTGTCACATACCAGCAAAGGATGGTTCAACTCCTGTCGTATTGTTTAATACGCTAGAGGATCAGAACTATAAGCCTAACATGATAATTACCAACAGGCCTCTGAATCCTTTGGATAATGAGTTTCTGACCGGTCGTCATTACGAAGATGCGCATCCTGTTGGTCTGTCAATAGAAGCATTCTATGATCTTGACAACGTAGCTACTTGGACCCGAACCAGTGCAACAGGTCCGGCTGTTCAATCTACTTGGATGGCTCCTAGGGTGGAAGCAAACTCTTATTTCACAGAAAGCTTATTTGGTTTGACAGACAATGAAAGGTGGACAAAAACCTTAGGTCCAAAAAGTGTCAGCCATACGCGTAGCAAGATGGATGGTGTCATGCTAGATTTTGGTGCAGACAGTTACAGCCTCGTGAATGCAAGCAGAGATTATAACAACATCGAACAGACAAACACGAGTCCGTCGTCTAAAGATTTTGAGTTTAACACCATACTTCTTTATTACGATCTTGTTGATCCTGTATCAGGGAAAAAGGCAACTAACCTTTACGGTGTATTCTTTCTTGACAACGTTGAAATTACAGGACTCGATTACGCAATTCCACGTTTCGAGAAACTTGTCCCAGACAAGGTAACTGGAAACAACGGTAACTCTTATTCATTTAAGCTAAATGTAAAGTTTGATACGAGCGTCACAAACGTAGGCCTCGAGAAAGCCATCAATGAATACAACACATTCTCAATGAATGTATTCATGGAAGCATTTTCGGTTATACAGGGCGCAAGCAAAGATATGGAAGGATTTGTAAAAGATTTTACAGACCTTAAGAAAAAATATAACGACATCGAACTTCTTGTCCTCGATGATGAATCCAAAGAAGATTTAATCTTACGGATGTCTGCGATTGAAAAAAGTGTCGAAGCAGCGGGGGCAATGTTTGAATCCAATGACAAGATCATTGGCATGATACAAAAGGTTCAGAAAGAATTAGACGCAATTGCAAGAGGAGAAGGCACAGTTAGGTTGAGCTTCAACTCTTCTATCCTCCGCCAAGGCTCAGGCATCCAAATTGAAAAGGCGTCAGGATCTGGTTCAACGATTAAAATCAATAACATCGTACAGCCTTATTCTGTCGTTGAGAATTACAGAGGTGATTGGATTGAAGGTACCGAACTGCAGATGAAACCTTTTGGAAACTATTTCAAACATTTCGCAGACGGTCAGGTTCAGATCGCAACAAAGAACATTGACATAGTTCTGGATAATAGATCTTATGGTTGGAAAATCGGCCAGTCATGCAGATTGGTAATACAGGATCCTATCGATCTTGGTACACGTGTAGGATTTGCTTTTAACATCTACACGTACGACAATGCCGGCAAGAAAAAGCTTATTACCTCATTTAGCAATGGTGAGTTTGAAGAATCCAATGACAAACCTATATTTGATATCGTCTGTACAAATATCAAAGAGCTTGTCTTTGAAGTTGATAAACTAAGATAAAAAGAAAACCCTCTCATAATCTGAGAGGGTTTTTTGTTATTTCTTTTTAGGAAATTTGATGTGTTGCAGCAATTCGTATATTTCCCCGGGTTTGGCATTATCAATGAATGCTCTCCAGTCTTCCAGGTTCTTTATCTTTTGTGCTGCATCTGTTACTTGTTTGATGAGCTTCTTTGCAGTAAGATCTGTTACTGTAATTTCATCTCCCATTTTTTCCTCGCATACACTCATATCCTTTCGATAAGATTGACCAACTACTTCAAATTTAAAATTATCAATCTTTAAATTATAGTTGCATGTGATGTAACAAGAATCTACGTCATCTTCATGATCATACGCACTTTCACGAACATGATCAATTAGATTTACTATACCATCTTCGAATACTTCTTCTTCCATGTATTCGATATACGAAGCTGTCAATGCATCGTACGCTTTGGGCATCTCTGCCTGAAATTCTTCGAGTGTTTTAAACGATTTTGTCATTATGGAAGCTGTGGATATGGAATGAGAGAAACTACGTCTTTGAATGTTTTGATCTTGTAACCGTATCTTTTTGCATCATCGTACGTCATCTTGCTTTTACGAACCGTCGGAGTGTCAGATGTCTTGTAATTTGGTTTGTGGTATTCAACCTCCCAAAGTTCGTTCGTATCTTCGTTTACCAGATAATATCCAGTCGAGATCATAGTAGCTGACCTTTCCTTATTTTCTTTACCTCGACATAATTGCGAGGCCCTTTGATAACTACTTCGTCTTCGTTACCTAGCTCGCAAAAGATGTGTATGTCTTGCACCTTTGCAGTCATCCTACAGATCCAACCATTCTGCGTATCTTTGTTTTCCTTCTTGACATTACCCCAAGAAGCTTGTGTAAACCTTTTGGCATAATCTTCTGTCAGACAGAAAGATCTGTATTCATTCTCGGTAAGCCCTGTTGGAGGATTTGTGTTGTGTTCATCGCTCATCCTCGATACTCCTCTGAAAACATCAAGTGTTCCATTCTCGTACCAACTTTTGAATGAGATTCCTTTCAATCCATCTCGAAGATGTGCAAGGTGGTCATTGTTAAATATCTCCTTTGCCATAGAAAGTATCATAAAGATCTTACAGCCAGGATCTATCCTCTTTACAATCTTGTTCTTGTTGGATAAAACTACCAACACCCTGTCATGTAGATCATCAATCTCTTTCTTGTCAAATTGCCTTGGAAATAATTCTACAAGATCCCAGATAAGTTTAAACCCTGACGAGTTTTGTAGGGTCTTGAATACGGTATCGCATTCGTCCCAGAAGTCCTTTCCAGCATTTTGCAGGAATTTTTCATTAATGTTCATATCAGATGATAGCATCGAAGTCTATGTCAGGCTCGAAGAAGTTTATTTTTGTTGTAATTCCCATAGCAGCCTGTATATCGAGCTTGGTTTCTTTATACATTTTTGCTGGCTTGAAGATTATCAACTCAAAGCTATCTAATATCGGTTGTGGGATGATCCTTCTGTCTAACCACACCAAACGAAGATTGCGCTTAATCTTATCCACGACGCGCGTTCTGTTGTCCTTATTGTCTGTACCTAGACCAAGGCGTAAGACCATGCCAGCGAGCGATTCCTGTAATGATTCATCTTCCCAGATAGTTCCGCACATCGTGTCGGGAGCGAAAGGGTTATTAACCTCTCTGATGATCAGTGCTGCAGACTTTTCGTTGAACTTTACAAGACGTTGCTGGCCGATCTTTTTACCACTTTTGAAGATCTCTTCCCTTGCATATACAGGAGGTACATCATCACCCGAGTCACCGATTAGTACCTTACACAGGGCTTCTGCTTGTGCATTGATACGTTCGATGGTTGCCCCTTTTTTCTTGGCAAATTGGATGATTGCATCATACGAGGAATGACCAAGGTCAAAGAGACTTTCTGCACCTTCCTCCTGAAAATCATGAGGGACATAAAGCTTTTCTGCAGCGGTAGAGTACTGAACGCAATACTCACCGTTGTGCTTGCGGACAAGCTGTTTAAGGTCACGGTCAGATGATATGATCACACATGATTCACCCTGGTCCATCAATTTGCGTGATGAAAGAAGAATGAGATCGTCTGCTTCTGCAGTGGCGATGCGTAATGAAGTTCCGCCTATCTTCATGTGAGCCTCCGAAAAGCGATCGTAAATGTCGTAGAAAGCTTTCCAATCAGTGTCTTCGTTCTTTTCACGACCGCTCTTGTAGCCATCATTCTCTTCTATCTCAATATCTTTTCTAAAAGACCTCGAGTCAATACAAAGTGCGATACGCGAGTTAGCGCCCCGTACGCCTTCCAACAGACCACCATACACCGAAGAAAGTATGGAGATGAACTGATTTTGCTGACTAGGTCTTTGTAGGAAAGGTGGTTCACCTGGTTTAGGTTTAAAATTGATTACGTTCAAGACGCTATGCATCTGGAAGTTACCGTCGATTAGCAGATTTAGTATGTTCGCCATTTTGTCTTTCTGTGTATATCTTATATGCGTGGTTTGGGTATTGTCATATACACTAAAAGAGGAAAGCCTCTCCAAATTTGGAGAGGCTTTCTACTCTTACATGGCATGCAACCTCTGTCATCGGAGACCGATGACGTAACTGTTTCGCCACATGGGCAATCAGATATCTATTTAATCTTTGTTATACTTCGTAATCTGCTATGTCCTCTTTAGTTAGCGTGTAGTCATCTGTGATCGCTTTAATACCGTCCATAAATCCTTCAGCCTTTTCCCAACCTTTGTCGTGATAATAATCTCCGTAGGTTTGTATAAGTTCATCATTGATGAAGATTTCAATCTGGTAATAGTCTCCTTCAAATTCAGGATCATCAGTACCATAGTGGTTTATAATCTTAATTTCTAACATGACTTATGGATGTGCGTACATGAACATTGAAACTCCACACCAGCAACACGCATGGAACCACGCAAACCCGGTGTCGTCATCTCCTTCTACAAATGCCATGACCATTTTAATGACCATGTACAAAAGCATAAGGGTTGCAATTATAGAAAATGCTCTTGTCATCTTTTATATGTTTTAAATGTTAGTAGCGGTAGTTGGTCTTGAACCAACGATCTTCTCCTTATGAGGGAGACGGATTAACCCCTTTCCCATACCGCAATATACCATATCTATTAGCTTATCCAGGTTTCTTGAATGGGACAATTTGTCCATAAGGATATTCAACAATCCTGTTATAATCTTTGGTTATAACTTTAACTCTCATGCTTTCACGTTTACCGTCTTCATCTTCCCATCCAAGGATGATAACAATATCACCATCTTCTGGCCAAAGGTTGTTGATGGTTTTACCTAGAAGAAACTTTGGATTGATTCTACCATCTTCTCCCATTCCTAGGTATTTTCCTGGCACGTATTTCTTGTCGCTCATGTTGTTTTGTTAAAGTAGCCGAAGAGAGACTCGAACTCTCACGCCCGAAGGGCACTCCCGTTTAAGGGGAGCGTGTCTACCAATTCCACCATTCGGCCTTTTTTAATCAATCATCCCGGATGATTCAGTTATAGAACGCAACAATGATCTACCAGCCTGCCACCATTCTACGTCAGCATCGCCCAACATACACATGAATAGAAGAGGAAATACAGACAAACAGATGATGATAGTGAACGTCAACCAGATTAGGTAAAGTGCAGTGCATATGATTAATTTCATGATTTATATTAATTTAATTCTACAACCGTGACTGGCTTGTGACCATCATCTCCATCTGACACTTGTTGGACTACCTGACGAGGCATTGCAACCAAAGTATCACCGACTGGATACACCACGTGGATGTATTCGGTGATGCCAATGTATACTTTCTTAACCCTGTACTTTTTGTTGTTAAACTTGATAATGACATCATCGTAGCTCCTCACTTGGCCAGTGTTGTCACATGAAGTCATCGTGAAGGCCAATGCAAATGCTAATAGTAACTTTTTCATGTTGTTGTTTTTGTAAAGTCTAGAGGATTCGAACCTCTGAAGTAAACCTGTTCAGCTCGGTTTTGCCCATTAAACTAAGTCCCCGGTATTTAGTAGCGGATGGGAGAATCGAACTCCCGACAATCGCTCTACCACTGAGCTAATCCGCAATTTCTATTTGTTATACTTCGTAAATAAGTTTTGTCAAATTCACCACAGTCAATTCGTGATCAATTATCATCTTCTTCAATGCAAATATAGCTGGGCGACAGTAGGAAGCGTCGCAGGATGTTTCCTTACCAGGTTTACTTGTCTTGTTTCCCTTCGCATCTGCTATCTTCCTAAAGTAGTAGAGCGGCGTATATTCGTCTCCTATCTTTGCAGTCTCTCTCAGGAATGAAGGAATATCTCGATCAGACTGATAGAATCTTTGGACAATCCTAGTCAACCTGTAATAGCCAATGTAGTACGTGGTGATGATGTCTCCCTCTTTCATGATCTTTTAAATATCCATTGCACATTGGTGGGTGCAGTCTGAGCAGCAGTAACAGTGAGAAGTACCACCGGCATTGTACATGTCTTCTTGATAAGGGCAGGTGTGGCCACGGTCTGATTTTGGATAATTTCCACATTTACAGGCCTTAGCTGCAGCTGCTTTCTCTGCCCTAGCCTCTTTACGTTCGTTCTTACGTCTGATACGTTCTAGACCATAAGCTCCTTTTTCTGACCAATGCTTGTCGTACTCTGTTAAGTCCATCGGGTACATCTTAAAATGAGTCAAGTGTGAAGGATTCGAACCCCCGTTTCCATCGCGAATAATGATGGTGACCTTCCGCTAGTCGAACACTTGTTTGCTTAAGTTATTAAGCCTCTGGAGTTTGTTCCTTCGTGTCAACAACCAATGATGCTGATGATGTGCTGCCAGTTCCTGCAGATGCAAGACTCGTCAAGACAGAAGTCAATGCTGCAAAAGCTGCAACAGATAGAACACTCTTGTAATCTACTGTCATGATGTTAAACGAACCGGCTGTTAACAAAGCTACGGCAGATTGAGCAAATGTTTTCAATGCACGCTCTGCTGCATCTTTCCAAAATAGTTTAGTGTACATTATGATCTCGTTTGCTTGATTAAATTTCTGCGTATTCTGGATTTTCTACATCTTCTGTGGTCAACAAGGAAATTGTTGTAGAAAATTTATCGAAGATAAGATGGCAATCTTTTTTGTTCTCTTCATCCCAGTAACCCGATACTGTACCATCCATTTCAATGTACTTTCTTATTTGTACTTTGTCGTACTCGTGATAAATTGTGCAAGTTTGATTAGTTCCTACTTGCCACATCTTCATCAAAGGAGTTCCATTCTTTATGCCATTAAAGAAAACCAAACCTCTTGCTACCAAAGTACTTCCTATTGGATGCAATTTTTCTAATTCTTTCTTTGTCATTTTATTGACTTTATGATGTAAGCGTGAGCGGGTAGTCGGGTTCGAACCGACGGCCTCGTACTTGGAAGGAACGCGCTCTGACCAACTGAGCTATACCCGCTTAATGACTAGAGTTCGGTATCTAGTCCCCATGGAGCCTCACTCCTGGTTTTTCTCCAGGCAGCTTACGTTCTGTTTCATGGACCAACTATCGTGAGTCTTGGCTTACTCCATAGAATGTCATTGTCCTAGTGCCAAGTTCAAATGACTGCTATCTTTAATTAATCTTAGGAAGCTTTACAGCCTCTTTAGAGTAATCCATTTTTACTGTTAAGCTTTGGCCAGTTTCATCAAAGATTCTCTGCCACATAGCTGCAATGTCTTTATTTATGGCATCCATATCAGTGCATAAATCATCTCCAAGTAATTTAGGTGAAACTCTTACAACTGTTGGAAATAATGGTTCATCAAAATGATTTTCCTTCTGCATATCTAATTCTTCTGAAGTGTCTGCCATTGCCTTTGTTCTTACCTTTGTATGTAGAAGTTTGTGCGTGACAATTACAACAAAGAAGGGAGAGATTAGTTAAGTCGTTATTTTCTGAATTTCCGTCAATGTGTTCAAGTTCAAGTGGGATTGGAAGATCATTCCATTCTTTGTTGAGGCATTGTTCACATTGATGGCCTCTTGATTTCAACAAGTAAGTTTTACAAGCTACAGGCTTACCATTTCCACTAACAACAATTTCATCTCGTTTAGATGTTTTGTAGTTTGCATCACATTGCATGCATCTTTCTGATAGCTTTGAAATTTCAGTTTTACAATCTACACAATGAAAAGTTTTACCAATTATGATAGCTTTTACATTCTTTAGACTCTTTACTCTTTTAGGAGATTCTGAATTATTGAATGAAGCAGAGCACGATTTATTACAGAATTTTCTATTTTCTGTAATGGAAGCTATAAATTGTTTCTTGCAATATGCACATTCTATTCCAACTTTTTTAACAAGATTAGGATTTTTAAAATATAATCCCAATCTGTTTAAATGAAGTCTAACAGCCTTATCAGTTTTTTCAAGTTTATCGGCAATATCCCGTTTGGAATTGCCTAAGTCAAACATTTCTATTGCTAGATCTGTTTCTTCTTTGCTCCATTTCTTCATACTTATGTATCTCTTTAGAGCCACAAAAAGTACTTGAAATTAAGAGCCGATGACAGGATTCAAACCTGCGGTGGGGCAAAAGCCACGACGCATTACAAGTGCGTTCCTCTCGATCAACTAAGGGACATCGGCATTTTGTTATTTCTTTCTCCGAAGATAAAGGCTTAACAAGATTAAAAATACTATGATAGTTGTGATACTCATATTAACTGTTCAAACGAACAATCAACTCAACACTTACAGGCACGCCATTTTCGTAGATCAGTTCGTAAGTCTTGCCTTCCACTCTGTAGTAGCGTGACTCGCTCATGTCTTTGATGGAAACGTGAATCGGTTGTAGATTCTTTTCGCTGATGTTTCTGATTACGTCTTGTTGTGTCATGATTGTAAGTAGCGCGTAGGAGAATCGAACTCCTCTTTCCCGGATGAAAACCGGATTTACTAACCGCTATAAGAACGCGCCGTGTTTTTGTTTTGTTAAAGATTGTATGCCGTATGTATCATGCAGCATCTTCATCTTTGTGTTTATTTCTATAAACTTCGTTATAGAAAAGGTATGCAAAGAAAGGAAACATTATGGCCGTGCTCTTGAATCTTTCAGGAGCTGCATCTGCCAAAAAAGAATATAGTAAAGCTCCATTGAATCCAAGTATAACAGCTGCTATCTTTCTCATGTTGCTACTCCTTGAATTTAGAAATTATATGCTCAACATTCTTTATGACAGAAATTCTTTTTTCACCAGCTTCAGAGAAGACAGTTTTGCCAGAAGTTTCAACCCAAATCTCTTTGCCATCTTTCTTACGAAGTTTGTTGAGATATATCGAAACAGTTTGATCTTTGTTGTATGTTTTACCCATCGGATAAACACTCACCAATTCATCTTTACTCATCCCAACAACCTCATTATCGTATTCTGAAATCCAGTTATAACCTAAGATATCACAAAATTTAAAAGATGCTTTTTCAATCACCCAACCTTTGTCAGAAGCTTTAACAGAACGTTTGCTTATGATCCAGCCCTGTTCAGATAGATCCATCAGTATCTGCATGTTGACCAAACTTCTGCTAGTCTTCGTTATTTTTTTCTGGCTAGCTTTGTAAATGAAGCTCCCGTAAAGAAGATACATTATAAGACAGAATGTTATAACATGGAGGACAGCATGAAAAATGTTGAGCATACTCTATATACGATTTTATAGTTTTCCGCTTGATAGCAGTTCATCTAGTTGATCAAGGCGTGTCAACACTGTCTCTCTTAGCTCAAGCTCTGGGCATTCTAATATCAGCTTTGTCCACTTGGTCACAATTTTAAACTGTGCTTTGGTCCCATTGACAGTAGCTTCGAATGTAAAGTTATCTCTGTATGCTTCATCTCTTGTGATGGGCTCGATGTTCTTTACATTCTTGTATTTGGAAAGAGCGTTTCTGAAAGCATCAAGCGAATCAGGTCTATCACTGAAAAGGTCTCTTCCACCTTTTCCAATAAGACCGAAGTCTTCGCTTTCGTTTACGAACTCTGTGAATTTTGCAATCTTCATGCTGTATCTATAGCAGCGTTAGAAATTCTAAACGGTCAAGGAACTCTCCTTCGTCTTTACAGTTACCGTTAAACTTGCCGGTCTTTAACACCATGCCTTGTGCCATTCCTCTCAGATGGACTCTGGTACCTTCAAGGATGGTGATGACGATGACACCGTATCGCGAAGGATATGCAAAGCATCTTCCTTCCTCTTTGTGCATCCTCTTAAAACCTAACTTCTCAAGATAAGATTCACTGACCTTAAAGTTACTGGTTTCTCCCCACTGATTCTTTCCGGTTCCTGGCAACATGACTATTTATAAAGCTTAGCGGTCACTGCAGTATAGAAACCCACTGATATGATCAGTACCCCTGCGAAACAAAGAAACGATTGCATGTAATGTCCAATTGCAATTCCTCCGAAGAATCCCCAAAAGCAGCATACAAAGATTGCGAATGCTATAAGAACAACAGCAATCATGGCAACGACTGTGATAACCTTACCTAAGTTCTCAAAGAACTCTTCAAGAAATTTTTCCATTAGTAACGAACAAGAGTCTGTGAATAATATTGCTTTACGGAATTCGTCGAAGCATACTGTGAGCTTGAACTGTCTGTTCCTGTCGTGTGACTGGAAGGACCCAACATGCACCAACCATGCTTCAATTTTTCGTTGATGGTCTGGTTAAATGCCATCAGGCAAGTTGTCACGACAAATTCAAACTCCTGGGGACTGATTGCTACCATGTGATTTCCTTTAGTAATTTAGAAGAGAGTGTGAGACTCGAACTCACATGCCATACTGCTACGACATAACCGTTTTCAAGACGGTCTCCTCATCCAGCCGGATACTCTCCTTGTTGATAAAGTTTTATAAAGTCTTTTCCGTAGGTGTTGATTGCGTAATCAAGAAACGATTTCATTTCATTTTTATACAATACGACAACATCTGGATTGTGTTCTATTTTAGCTTCCCATTGCTCAGTTCTAAAACCTTTTATCTCTATTAGGCATCCACCTACAATAAAGTCAGGAAGATAATTGCGGTTGGCTCCTTCCCATACGTAACTTCTCTTTTCTGTATTTCTTTTTATTTCGATATTGTTGTCTAAATGGTAAACAAGATATGCAAGTTCCCAACTACTATCACAGAAATATCCGCTGTACCATCCTTTATTTCCTCTTCCAGATCCTTTAACATATCCGCCTAATCCTCTTTTCTTTGCAGCTTCTGATATCAATCTTTTTGATTCTTCTGAATGCGTCATGCCTTTAAAGAAAGATTCTTTCCCTTTGTTAGGACTAACCGTAACACCAATTAATCCAGTATTCCAAGGAATGCATCCTTTCTTTTGGCCAGCTAATGGAGATCTTGTTCTTATGACCCTGTTAGGATTTGATTTACAAGAATTTTCATGAACCTTTAAAGCTCCAGCATTTTTAAGACTCTTATCACAAAATTGGCAATGCATGTCTATATACAAGATTGCCGCATTAAAACGATATCCCATAAGGGTCAGACCCAGACATACACGTGACTGGGCTGGGTCTGACCACATTGGGTTGTTCGATTGGATGGAAGGGCCAGTTCCATACATTGCCTGTCGAACGTCAGGACATTTTTTAACACGGGGCCGGTGGAGTCGAACCTTATTCTCTGTCATCGAGAGCGGACCTTTCTCTTGAGGTTCATATTGAGATGGCCATCACAACTGAACATACAGCGCATTGCCGGTATATGCTAGCCTTGGGGGGAAATAAAGGGTTCGAACCTTTATCCTTTCAGTTAAGAAATCTTAACCAATCCTGGATCAATACCAGTGCTCTATCCGATTGAGCTAATTTCCCTCTCACTTTACAGCTTTACTTCCAGTTTCAACTTCGTCTGAAGAGCAAAAGAAGGAGTGAAGGTATTTGCAAAGCTCAAGAATTTCTGGAGCGATTGCTTCTGTTCATCAGCAGTAAGCTGTAGAATAAACAGAGGTGCCTTGTTGGCACGACCGGTTGCGATTGCAATGCCGATTTTCTTGTTGAGATTATCGCCATCTGCACATACGGAAAGACCGATGTTAAGAGTTGCGATTGTTTTAGTCTCGTCGAGAACGCCTACCAAAGTGTAAGCTTTCTTGGAAACAGTCCGGGGACTGTGGAAGATAAATGGCGTCATTTGTTTTGTTTTGTTTGTTTGTGTATCTGTTGTATGCGTTAAGGTAAGTTTGTCATTCACCTTATCTAGAACAAAATAAGGCCAGAGGCAATTATTAGATGTAGAATCTACATATCCTATATCTTTATGATCCTGGTTTATGAGTCTGAACCCTTGGATGCCTTCGTCAAGTTTTATAAGATAAGTCTTGCCAATGTAACTATTCATCTCTGCAACAAATACTGAATCCCAACCGCCTTCACGATTTGCTGGAGCTCTGGAAATATGAACTAGATCTCCTACCTCCAGGCCGCAGGCTTTGTGTTTTTCGAGATATTGTTCAGGCGTATCTCGTATCATCGTAATTTTCATCATATAGATTACCTAGCAAAGATGTTTAAAACTATGAGGATTTTTATCCAGGCTCCCTCGCACTGCTGACATCGCAAGGGTCAGTGGCCTCCAACTGGCGTGCGTTTAGAGCAGGAGGTTGGTCTCGAACCAACATCGGTAAGGTCACAGTTTCGGTAATTACTCCTATCCTGCACTTACCCCAGAGAACAACTAACACAAGGGCCGGCATATGTGCTTCGTCTGTATTATCGTGGGCTCATTCCATATGAGCTATCTCCCGCTTATTTTAGATGCGGCGAGCGGATTCGAACCACCACCTTTCCCTCTAATACGAGGGATGCTCTGCCAGTTGAGCTACGCCGTATTTCTTCTTAGAGAGACTCCAACTCTGCCCGCAGTTCGTCGAGACTCTTGCTTGCAGTTTGTTCGTTCTCTTTGTTGTTGATCAACTCAAGCAGCTGACGCTTCTTGGTTTGTTTTGCAACATAGGTCTTCAGCTCGTCTGCCTCAACCTTGCGTACATTGATAATATGCAATACAACATCAAACTTCAGTTGTAGTTCTTTATCAACCTTACTTTTGGTTCCGATGAAGTCTTCCTCGCCTGCATCATTGAGTTGCTTCTTCAGCGACTTGGCGACGGTGTTGAGATTTTCTAGACTCAGATCCCACAGGTCTTCGGTGTTGACCGAACCTTTCGTGGTTGTTGCGTAACGCAGCTTGGCTTTGGTAGCCTGTTCAAAAATTGACATGATGTTTGTTGGTTGTTAAACTGTTACTTTGATTGTACGTGTAAATTTACCTGTGACCTTCACCACAAACTCTCGTACTCCATTGGTGGTTGACGAGAAGCCCAGGCCACTCAACTGATTTGAAGAATATTCAACCTTGGCTTTGGATGCAAGTGCTTCAAACACTTTACGATGCTGGTCGAGATCTTGTTTTAGAAATTCATTGAAGAAGCCTCGAACACTGCCGGTGTTATTAGCACCTTCAAGCACAAAGAAGACGTGTTTGTTGCCGATGCCTTCACCTTCCCAGTGGTTGGGAGATTGCATTGCCATCTTCACCTTATGGAACCTGTTGGTGCCGATTCCCCACATTTCTTTTGAATTCACCACTGAGCTGGAAGGAAGATCACACTTGATGGAGAAGTTCGTACCGTCAAAGGTAACCGTTGCTACTTCGATACGCTGGTTACCGGTGAGGTTTGCGCCATACTCGAATGAATGAACTTCACCTTCAAATTCAATCTCTGCAGTGAATCCACCTGAGCTTCGCATGCTCGAATAGTTGTGGACAAAGAATCGATAATCCCCCTTTGCCAGCCTACTCTTTGTTGGCCACGTAATGTTTTCCACCGCAGAACCAGAGCCTGGTGAAACGATATCAACATCTAGGTTGCCTCCAAGGGAAGAGGAAGAAGGATGACGACAGTTAGAAAAACTAATTTCGTTACGATTTGGTTCAACTGCGTGAGCATCAAAGTCAATCCTGTTATCACCTTTGTCATTCCATTGGATAGAGAACCTAAGAATTCCATCCACCTTTCCACCAGCGGCCTTGACATTCTCCTTCATAGAGTCAGCCAGTGCATTGTTATACGACCAGCTGAAGTTGTTCTTCCACTTGAACATGGAAGCAGAGTCAATCGCATTGCTAGGTGCAATGAGGCTCACGAGGTTTGGTTCGTGCTTGTTCTCTAAAAGAATCTCAACAGAGGTGGATGTTGGCAGAATCTTGGTGAGAAAGTCATCCAGAGTTACGGTTTCAACCTTCGACAAAGTCTTTGGATTGAATGGTACATCTGCCTGCATCTCTGCAAAGATACCAGATGCTTTACTTTCTCGGTTGACAAACATGATATCACCGATACGAACGTCATCAGAGTTCGCAAAGCGTCGAGACAATGCATGTGTCAGGCCAAGCTCACCGAGAGTTTTCTCAGCTTCTGCAATCATCTTAGAAGTGAACACCGCAGTTGGACGTTTGTAGTTGGACGGAGCCATGACCCTTTCGAACTTACGAACTGCTTCATCGAGATCAACACCATCTGATACATCTACAAGCACGGTGCCAATAGCAGTATTGCGGATTCGAGAAACAGCAGCAGCTTGAGCAGACGTACCGTTCTTCCAGCAATAGTTATCTTTCTCAGCGTCACCTACAACGAGACTATACTCTTTCTGGCAACGAAGAAATGCTTCAATCTGTCCTTTGAATTCTGCACCTCTGTAGATGGAATTCTGTGCAATTAGCTCCAACACAGTCTCGACTGCATCGATGGTAATTTCATCTAGCGAACGCTTAAACACATTCTTTGAATCTCTGTAGCTACCCATGATAGCTTCTTCAGAAAGGTTCCTGTTTTCAACAAAGCTCTTTGGCAGGAGTACGAAAAGGTGATCCCACCGAGTGGTCGTTCCATCTTCCAAGCGTTGGATGCTGGTATCGCTTCCGAGCTTTTGGAACTTGTGAACAAATACCTCTTTCACCTTTGCAGATGTTACAAGTTTGTTCATCGCTTTCACGATGTCACCGTAGTGACCTTCTGTGGTAAAGTCCCAGATGGATTTTACTTTGTTGTTCACAATTGTGACGACATTGCCGTAGTGTTTGATAAACTGCCGGCAGCAGTTACAGTTGCTCATCTGGCGAATCTCTTCTGGATAGGCACCGATGTATGTGTCCCACATCTTCTGCGGATCTACATCTGTCGTAAACAGTGTAGTATGTCCTACAAGGAGTAGGGCTACGTTCTGTTGGAACGTAGATTTGAATTCCTTAAACATGCTAAATAGTTAAAAATGGTGTTCGGGAAATATTGAGAGGGGTGTCGGTTTCGAACCGACGGTTGTTCAGATTTGCAATCTGGTGCATTGGACCACTCTGCCAACCCCTCAACAGACTACATGCTAGTAGTCTTCATCTTCTTCATCCTCGTCAGTGCGAGCCGATTTGTCCTTATACTCTGCCTCACCTGATACAGCTTCTTCATGTACATCAGAACCCTCAAAAGTTTCGATAGAGCCTGTGCATGATTCTCCCCAACCTTCATCATCAGATGCTTGATCATCTTCCGCTGCTTCTTCCGTAAGAAACCAACGTGGGTACGCTGAACCATCTCCTCCATTTGCTATTGAGAACCAGATTGTGATTCTTGTTAATTGTTCCATTTTAACAGATTGTGAAATATTTGGTGAACATTTTGTAGATAAAAATAATCAAGGAACCTAATGCAATTATTGATGACATTACTGAAATGATAACCACAAGAAAATCAAAGAATGAATCTATATCAGGTCCTTCGCCAACTTTCCACTTCTTGGTGGTTCTATAAACTGAGAGGAATGCTATGATTGCTCCTAAAACCCAGAATATTTGGTGAGGTATACAGATCACAGTTGCGTGATGATTACAGGACCGGCAACTTCAATAAGCTTACCTGTAGCTTTGTCCATGAAGTAATATCCATCCGAGTGCTCTTCACTAAGAACTTTTCCACTCGATTCATAGGTGCGGATAATCTGCCCACCTGACAAAATCTCTACCTTATGATTGTTGCCGTAACCACCGCTCTTTGCGTTTTCGGCATCAGTACAAGAAGTGAGAGCCGACATTAGCATGACACACGATGCCATCGACATTAATACCTTTTTCATTTTGTTTGATTAGAAGTAAAACTATTATAGTTGATACGACAGGGAATGATCCTGTTCAAGGCATAGAATAACCTAGGTATCTAGGCGGTGTTCTGCGTCATCCTTGTTTTATAATCGCCAAGCTACTCAAGTTGGTACCAACTTTCCATCACCTTTCGATCGTACCCATTTGTGGAAGTGGAGGGATTCGAACCCTCGTCCTGACAAATTTCGATCTAACAACATTTTTACGAGAGTAGCCATTTTAGAATGTTAGGCTCATCTTTGGTTTACTTCAACCCGGCTATGCGATTTGTTAACCCAGGTTGCTTCACTAAACCTGGACATCTTGTTGTAACACGGTCAGAAGATACCGCTTTGTTTTGTTTAGGCCAAAACAGCCTCGCAGGTGAAGATTTCGTTCAAGACGTTATCAACATAGTTACCAAAAGCCTGGCTCTCAGCAACTGCTTCGTTAGAAGTAGCATTTATTGTTTGCCAGAATCATTATCTGAGTCATCATCTCGTGTTGCTAGACTACATCATATGCAGTCAATACCGGTCACCCCCATTTTTTATTTTAACAAAAGTAAGTATGTAACTTTGTTGTGTAAGTAATATGCAAAAAATACCCAGGCTTTTACACCAATTTATACAACTCTTCGCAATTTTTAATTGGTGAGATCATATAGTCTCCTTCAAATTCCAAGAAGCAGCTAACCTCAGGGAACCTGTTTTCATCATCCACCAAATCATTGAGTGCATGTTGAAGATGTTCAACTGGATTAAAATTATCCTTTGTCAGAACTTCATCTGCATCTATGAAACCTCTGAGCAGAATGTTTCCTTTAAAGTCACGTACTACTACAAATTCAAGATCTCCATCATGACCAGGAACATTAGAGGCTTTTAGGAGTTTGATCATCTCCTCTTTGGTTACAACGTAGACACCTCCATCGCATTCAACATAGCGAGTCTCTCCGTTGCTACGAACTTCCATACTCGTGTAGTCGTCGTCGATTAGAAGGCATTTGTCGATCGTATCAAGGTAGCAACCAGCTACGTAGATGTCTGTAGGTTCTTCGATTGTTCTGTAAATTACTGACATTAGTAGTTGTCTATTATTAGTTTATGTTCAAAATTAGAAGGCAGGTCGATAAATCCTGCCGAGTCATCTGCATCTCGATACTCGACCATTTGATCTGGCTTATCCTTGTTGAAGAACACCAAACAGTGATGTGAATATTCTAAAGACAGACCAAGTTCATCCATAAAGTTAATTAGCTTATCAACTTTGATGCTAGTCGGATGATTCTTTAACAATCTTTTTGCCATACCTTTTATATGCGAAAAAGGACAGGCTTATACAACCTGTCCTTTTTTGCGGATGAATCAGGACTCGAACCTGAATTAGCATTTCTCTTTGAGTTCGGATATTCCCAGACAACGTTTGCAAAGACGATTGACTGCCAGCTGTAACAGCGTGGCTTTCCCGATCATTCATCCAATAGCCCCAAGGGTTGGGATTGAACCAACATCTACCAGCTGATCGGGCCAGCCGTATTACCACGTGTATGCCCTAAGCCATCCACTTTATACAATGACCAAGGGATTATTTGTCATTTCAACCACGAGTTCAATAAAGTTATGAGGTTTAATGTACATTCTAGAACCTTCAAAAGATATCATAAATTGAGGATATGACAATCTATTGCTCTTTAGATAATTTTCAATATTATTAACAAGCATACCTGCAGTCTGTTTATCCATAGGTTCAAACAAACATCTTTCGATAATTTCCTCGAGACCTTGCGTAACAATTTCCGTGGTTAATTCTCTAGTTGCCATATACTTCTTTATATGATGGAAGTTGGGTTTGTATGTTCATCTGAACAGCTTCTTTGTAAGCATCATCTAGATTAACAGCTGCCGAGTAGTAATCGATCTTTCCGATCCATTCCTTCTTGGCATAATATCCACGCAGGACTTCTATCCAACCATTGGCTATCACGAAATCATGTTGCTGCTCAGTTAAAATCATCATATTTCTTCTTAGCCTTCTTTTACTCTGCTTGCATGACCTTCTCTTCAAGATCATTCACTAATCTGTTTCTCTGCAATCCTAGGAAGTTCTTTAACATCCTAAAATACATCCTACCTAGATTAAACTTCTGATGCTCTCTATCTTCTTTCATACTGGTATGATATCCCATGTATAAATTTGTTTGATCGTTATACAGCCATCTTCTTGTGTGTTTCCAGCAGCTCTGATACCAAATTTAAACTTGCCAGATTCTATCATCTCTGCGGCAATGTTACCACGGGTTGTTTTTAGAAACTTAACATCCGAAACTATCTTGCCTTCGATAAGTTTAGGTTCCAGAATCTGATGAGTTACATTCTTTAAACTGATGTCAAATAAGACAAAGTCGACAGGGTGTCCTAATTCTCCGTAAAGAACAGATCCGCTGGCAACACCTTCTATTTCTACCATGGCTTTTTTCACCGATTCAATGTCAACGCCTTTCCATCTCTCTGAAGAGAAATCTGTTAAAATGTGTTCCATATTAGTACACTCCCAGGGAATCGAACCCCGGTCTGAAGGTTCGTAGCCCACTGTAATATCCGCTATACTAGGAGTGCTTGTTTTGTATATCCCAATCTTCTTTATCTTCGTCGTAAGGTCTGCCAATGCTTCTCAACATTTCCCTCACTCTATCATTAGAAGTTTTAAATAGTTCTTTTCCGTTGCAGACATTCATAACATACTGAATGCTATTACAATCTGTTACGGTTTCACAGCGAGCACACTTCTCAGTATGTTCATCATTATATCTGTGGGTATGGTGAACTTCTTCAGCTTTGCACACGTGGCACCATCCAAATCTTCCATCAGTTTGATAAACTATCATAGCATCGTGTGACAGAATCGAACTGCCATCTCACTGGTCCAGCGGCTCTGCACGTTGAGCTAACACGACTAAGACAAATACAGTTATTCTAGCTTACCTGTATTGTCTGCTGCAACCTTTTGAGTTGCATTGATTTCGGAATTTTCATTCCATTGTACCTTAGGCAGGACTCGAACCTGCACCCTCACGGACCACGGCCTAAACGTGGCGCGTCTACCAATTCCGCCACTAAGGCATGCTAAACCTCCACATTTGGTAGTCGTACTGAATAGATAGTACATGTGGAGTAAAAAATATGTATCAGATCAAGAAATTATAGATGCTGTTTCATCTAGCCAAACAATGATGGAAGCATCGCGGAAGGTTAAGTTGAAGTATAGTACCTTTAAAAGAAGGTCTGAAAGTTTAGGTATCTATTTACCTAATCAAGGTAGGAAAGGTATTCAGAGAGAAGATTATGAATCTGCAGCAATTCGCAGATATGAAATCGAAGATGTCCTAAAAGGACTACATCCAGAATATAAAATGAAAAGAGCTAGGTTACTCAAGACAGGTTATAAGAAGAACGAATGTGAGAAGTGTGGAATTTCCGAATGGTTGGGTGAACCTATAACAGTAGAGATTCATCACATAGACGGAGACAACACTAACAACTTGTTATCTAACCTACAAATGTTGTGTCCTAACTGCCATAGTCAAACTCCAAATCATTCAAGAGTTCTTAAGTTAATGGCTGACTAGGGCAATTCCCGTAGATGCTTTAACTTGTATAATATGCTGTATCTATATGATCGACCTTTATCACCTAGCATATAACCTTTCATGAATACGTCACAATCATAAGCTTCCTTGATATGGACAAGGTATTCAGAAAATCTAACAGATGCATTCCATCTGAAAAAGCCTTCAGCAGTCCGAAAGCGTCTTGCGGTCTCGGCATTTGCCTTAGCTTTCCTAAGCATCTTCTGTTCTCTGTTTTTCAGGTAGTACGTAGCTAACATCTTACAGCTGTTCGTATGTGACAGATATGATCTTTTTAAGTCTTCCCTTTCCTCTACATGTTGAACAATCTATCCATTCTGAATCATACATTGAGGTCCTGTCGTATATCTTTCCAGCTCCTTTACAACTTTCACAGATTACAACCTCTTGTGTCCTAGTTCCTGTTTGTGCCATATTAATATCTTGGATAAATTTCACTTGCTGCACAAGGTCCTTCGTGCCCTTCAATCCTGCTACAGCTCCAACCAGATGGTGGTTTCTTGCAGCCTAGCTCAGCTAGAAAGATTCTTTTGATATTCTCTTGTTCATCGAATTCAATAGAGAGGCCATGCACACCGTTGTTCATCACATAGTCATAGAGATCTGCTTCATCAATCGCCTGGTTGAAATACCCTTGCTTCGCACACTTATGAAAGCTATAATAGACTTGGTGATGGTCCTGAAACCAGAACTCAATCCACTTAACACCTGTCTTGACTTTGTCAATTACGTATATCACGATTTGAATACGAGTTTAATTTGGTTACCGATGTTATAGGGATGGAGATCTTGATAATCAACAGTCCTATCATTGTCAGCCCACTCTGTCGTGAGTTTGTCAAGTCCGTCTCTCCACTTTCTGAAGTTGGGATGTTGATCATCCCAGTCATCTAGACCGTGTTCCTGTAGCAGTTCCTCGTATCGAGCCTCAAATTCCTTTGCATCTTCTCTGTCTTTGTCCAATTTGGCAGAGAGGGTGGCATTGTTTTCAACGATCCACTGCTCTGCTTCTTCTTTGGATTCGAATGCTTTGACCGGCCAGGTGGTGAAGTCGTCCCAAGATCCTGAAGATTGTTCTACTATCCAGATATTCATAACCTTTGTATGCCTGTATTGGTTAGAACTTTTACAACTACCAGACCTCTGCGTACATCCCACAAAGGATGCATTGCTCATTCAATTTGTCGATGCCTTCGTAGATGCCACTGCATGATTCAAAATAAGACAAGAGCTTTTCAAATCTGACCAAAGCTTTCTCTACAGTTTCGTTAGGACCAAAGATGGAAATTCCAGAATCATCTATTGAAGAGATGCAAAAGAATGCACGGTATTCAGGATGATCAAGTTTGGTTGGAGTCCTTGCTACGTTTCCTTGCAGGTAGTATCCAGGTTTACTGTACGAACAGAGTTCAGGCCAACCATCTTCTGTCAGCTTACCAACTACAAGAGCGCCTTGAATGACCTTGTTGTATCCTTCAACCTCATACTCTTTGATCTTGCAGATCTCTTCCATCTGTTGTATTAGATCGTAACCATACGGAAGTCCTTTGCTCTTTATCATCCTGGTATTTTTAAACCGTTTGCTTTCATCCAGAGGATTGCTTCTGCATTCCCTTTGGCATCATTGACCGGATTATGATCATGGGTCGTCTTACGAAGATGTTTCCACTTTGCTGACATGTTTCCCTTTAATCCACAATACAGATCACCGATCCTTCTTGCAGACCAGCCGAATGGATTGCTTCCACAGAAGACATGTGAGTAATAATTCTGCCACTGCCAATCGAATGCTGGATTATCGGAGATGAAAACAGGTCTTCCCGATCTGTTATTCTTCTCGACCCATTCATTGAACGTGTTCATCGTGACAGCAGGATCTGGAAACTTACGATGCTCCTCTCTGCTGAATCCGCTCACAGCCAATGCTTCTGGAATCCAATTCTGACTGATAGGAGCAACCTTTCCGTAGAAGGTTGTTTCCAATCCTTCTTCGACTAACACTGCTCCAAAACATACTCCTGAGTACAAGCCTGGACAAGGTCCATCAGCTTCCCAATCTACTACAAATAATGACATAGTCCCCAACTCCTGATTCGAACAGGACTCTTTACACTCTACGCATACCGTCTAACCAATAGACCGGTCGGGGTTAAACCTTACTCTTCTTCTAAGAACTTCTCAACCATTTTCGTGTAGTATGGAGTATCAAGAAGAAATTCTGCAATTAGCTCTACGTTCTTGTTGTAATTTTCTTTGTGCTGATCAGGTACAGATCCATCGTACAGAGGATAAATATCATAGAGAAGTTCTTGATCCAAGCAAGTTTCACCTCTACCTAGTTCTTCGATGATGACCAGCGCATGATCGTTATAACCCTTTCCGAGCAACCAAAAAGCCCAAGAAACGTCTTTCACGTTGTCGTGAGTAAAACAATCGTTAAATGATTCTCCTGCATTATGCTCCCAATCAATGATACGATCTTTTAGTTCTTGTGTTGTCATTTTAGTTTATTAAATTTATGGTGCGGTGGCACGGATTCGAACCGTGGACCTGAGCCTTGTAAGGGCCCTGCTCTAAACCAACTGAGCTACCACCGCATTTATAGTTTTGACTTGTAAGAGTACCAAAGCCAAAAGACCAGATAAAGAAATGAATGAAACCAATCAGACGACAATGTTCTCATCAACCAGCTCGATACATCTGACTTCTTTGATTTTCCATCTCCGTCTTGGGTCATTTTGAATTCTTTCATCTATCTTATCAACAGCTCCTGTGATGTCTTCAGAGACCACATGTGTTGTTTCTGAATCACTAAAGTTTTTCAAGTGTATTCTGTACAAGTTCATCAGCAAGATCTGTTTTGACTTTTAAATCCCATTCTGCGTTCAGCTCATCTAAACGTTCAGCAATCATCCTTAATGTGTACGAGCTCCAGAATCCATTGCGTGTCTCCGGAACAAAGACGTAATATCCATCAACTTCTGCATAAGCGTAACCAAGCTTAACCCCGTTGACGAAATGTAAATTCTTTGTTTTTGTGATAACATCATCTGTTACCTTCACGAGATTACTCATCTTTACAAATATGTACGTTCCTTTCAACTGATTTAATCGAGACCAAGTCTTCTAAAGACCATTCGTCCCTACTAACTGTGGGCATGGAATTTTTCAACGCATCAAGCACTTCAACCTTGTTATTTGCTACAATATACTGGTTTGTTTTATCGCGGCCATCTCTTAGTTTAACGATGTACAGATTCATGATGTAATATATTTTTTAAATTGTCTACTGAATCCCCAATCTTAACAGTCTGACCAGATTTTAACAGTGCCCAACCGTGGAAACTGTAACAGGAAGACATCTTATTATTGATAAGCCAGTCAAAGAAGATTCGCATCTCTTTTTTATCTTCAGGGAATGTTTTAATTTCCATGAATGTTGTATGCTAATTGAAATTGCAGACCTTCAACTAGCGGCCGAGGATGTCATCAATTTGCTGGTCGATGTTTAATTCAGCATCTGCCAGATTTTGTACAACCTTTGCTCCTGCTTGGATTCCCATCAGAATGACCTGACGATTTGTGAACTCGTCACCCTTTCCATCCTTGTGCATCTGCTTTGCTTCTTCTATTGCTTTCCAGATAAGGATGCCTGCCTGCTCAAAGAGTTGGGTGCAATCTGGTTCGTAGTTTATATCGTCCATATAGATGATTGTTATTGAGCACGCCGAGCAGTGATCGAAACTGCACATCCAGTTTTGGAGACTGGCGCTCTGCCACTTGAGCTATCGACGTGTATAATTGTTATTCGTTTTCAAACTCCTTCTTGAGTTCGTTGTATTGGTAACGGCGATCGTCTTCTCTTTCCAACTCGTATTGGATTCGGTCATTGTATTCCAGGTCAGTCTCAGGCCGCGAATGATATGCCTCTATAGCATCTTCTCTTCTTCGTGATATTCTGTATAGAATTCCAACATACCCTGATCCTACTAGCTCATTGTGTATCTTTTCTATTGATTCTACAAGCTCATCCTTTGTATAAGGATCATTGTCCTTTATGACAAGACGGCGAAGAGGAATGTCAATATTTACACGTTTACGATTTATCATTTTTCAACTTTCTATATGCGGATGCTTCCATCCATTGATGTTCTCCAAGATCATAACCCCAGTCACGACGTTCTCCCCAGACAAGGGCAAGCGAATACGTTTTACCGAAAAGGTTAATGACTTTGTGAGTAGTCGAAGCTTTCTTATATGCGATGCTTCCTACAGTCCTTCTTGTGATCTTATGTTCAGATACCTCGGCGTAACCACCTTTTAAGATGACGGAAATGAAGCTCCATGGATGATCATGTTCGTGTAGATCTTCGTCAGCCTTGTTGATAAGGTGAAGATAAAGCTTTATCGTGGTAAAGGGGATATGAAAGATCTGCCACCTCTTGAAGTGAAGTTCTCCCTGTTTACTTCTGATTTCTTTGACTAGCTTGAACATATCTTTGTTATTATGTTGCCTCGGGTAGAGTCGAACTACCGTCTATGACTTATCAGGCCATTGCTCTAACCGTTGAGCTACGAGGCAAATTGCCGAGAATGTGGGATTTGAACCCACGATCTTCCCCGGGACAGGGGGACGTCCACTCCAGGCTGGACCGATCCTCGTTAAATTATGAAGGCTGAATGTCTGTCAGCTAACCATTTAAACTACTTTGAATTGTTCTGCACTATCCAGTTGCCTGTCATCATACTTCTACTTTCCAACTCACTTGCTTCGCGTTGCAAGATCTTCGCTGTCCTGACAATTAAGCCAGTTAGGTTTCGTGTATAACTAGCTCGATGCTAATAGTCTTCAGTCAGCACGTAACAAGGTCAATTGTTGTTTACCCAAAGATTACTCTGTGGGTGGCCTTGTTACGTAGTAGTCACCTTCATTATGCGGCAGTCACGATGGGAATCGAACCCACTAAAACCCGAGAGACAGTCGGGTACAACAGCCGTTATGCGCCGTGACCAAATTTATCATTGTACTTCCCTAATCCTTTTTCTCTAGAGATGACCACATCCTACGGAAGTATCTTAGATGCGGTGGACTATTTGCAATGATAGTCGGGATGGCTGGATTCGAACCAGCGAACTCGTGCTCCCAAAGCACGCGCGATAGGCCTGGCTACGCGACATCCCGAAATACTGTTCATGGAAATGGCCATTTTACAGAAAACTTACCCTTAAATTTATCTCACCTAGTGGAATCCATACCACTCACTTAAAGCCTACTGGACAAGATAACAGTAGATTGCAACATTGAAATCCAATGTAAAAGTGGAGCGCCAGGGTATCGAACCCTGCACCTCCTGCTTGCAAAGCAGGCGCTCTAGCCGAATGAGCTAGCGCCCCATTAACAGAGGGCGAGACGGGATTATCCCACCCTCTGATTTATTTAAGAAGCCATTGCAGTTGCTTCTCCTCTCTGTTGTAATATGGCAGAGAAAAGTGCTCCAAGGTTTTCTCGAGAGACTTCTTGACATCCGAACTTGATGATGTTTTCTCCAATCTTTGTAACCGGGTAGTTAAACAATTGAAGCTTCTGTTTGAATTCCAGACGTTCCGCAAATTCATCCATGCTTATCCTGTTTGCTTGTGGTTCGTATGCCTTGTAAGCATCTTCGTCTTTCTTCAACCAGATTGAACCAGCGGAAAATTCGTAAAATAGAACCCTTTCGGATCCACAAGTTTCGATGATTTCAGCACCACGGATATCAGAATGTTTGACCTCCTTGGCAAAGGCTCTGCGAATATCTGAAGAAGGAAACACACAGTATTCACCAGCTTGAAACTTAGGTGATTCTTTGTGCTGAAGAAACAACTTCAGCTCATCAATCATTTTAACAGACACTGACTCTCTTTTTTGCTTATCAAAACTAAATTCAATCTTCTTGCCTTTGTTAGAGATGAACACCTCAACATTGTCATTAAGCTTCACTGATACGATCTTGTTTTGATCAAGAATAAGCTGCATGAATTCATTGACCCCTACTTCCTGTAAAGATCTCAAGGCGCCGGGATTGTCGTGAGCACCTTCGATTTTATCATTTTTGCAGTAAAGATATTTATGACCTTTGATGTATTGAGAAACTGCCAATTCATTTCTGCCAGCTGCTTCCAACAGGACCTCAGTGATTGCCACAAATGGAACATGTACGAAAACCTTATCGAGGGTAGGTAGTTCTTGAGATTTCACTTTATCTTCTTCTTTATGTGCTACAAAATTATCCAACATATCAACATACTCCTGTGGAAGCAGTTGCCTCTTGCCATCCGTGTGACTTGTGTTCCGTCCAGCATTCAAAGATTCCTGACAAGCATCATCAAAAAAGAGATACTTATAGAGTGGGTAATCTTGGTGATTTACCCACTTTCTTTCGTTCAATTTTAACGAGAACGTTTTATTGAGGACGAGCATGAAATCTTCGTATGTGTCTGTATAGACGTAGTAATCTTGCAGACATATCACTGTCTTTTCCATCAGGTTAATGAGTTGGTGTTAAGAACTATATGCTTTTGTATGTGAAAGTCACATACACCTTTGGGTGTAAGACGAGGGTCGAACTCGCAGGGTCTCTTTAGAGATTCCACCGTCACAAGGTGGTCGGATACCAATTACCGGCTACATACACAATCGTGGGATCATAGATCCTTATTTTACTCGTATGACTCTGGTGATGTTACCATCTTCATACATCTTGAAATCTTCAGGGAATATCTTGCTCACAAAGTATCTGTAGATCCTTGTTCTTTGTGTCGCGTCTTTCGTTTCATCATCTTTAGGAGTTCCTTCAAAAAAGAAACCAAAGAAGCGAGGATCTTCATCCCTTTCGCAAACTTTCTTTGCAACATCAAATATCGTCGAAACAATCGAAGGCATCTCACCTTTGCCTGTCAGATCTGTATACTTTGATTTCTTATTCAACACCTTGTAGTTTAGTTCGTAATAATTCATCTCACTAAGCTGGATGTTCTTGAGCTTTGCGGGTTTAAGAGCCCCACCTGTCACCTTGTCAGAGTATTTTCTCATGGTGATCTTATCTTCTTCTTCAGAGTCTATCATGTTACAGACATACTTTAGACCAGATGAAGTGGTGAAAAACGCTTGCCATAGCTTTGCTCCTTCTACCATTTTGAGTTTCAACTCGTATTCGTAAATCTTGGAGGAGTCTGCAAGTTCAAATACAAACTCTTCAAATAATTTTATGTGCTTCATTTCTATTTAAGAGGGGAAGGGGAATTACGATATCCCGACCTGACGATTAACAGTCGTCTGCTCTGCCTCTGAGCTACTTCCCCTTGTGTTATTGTGTTCTTTATAGATAATAATGAGATACGTAAAACTATTTGAAGAGTTTGAAAAGAAGAAAATGTTAGGATCTGGTTCGTATTGTCATGTTTACGATTCTAAGAGTTTCCAGGATAGAGTCTTGAAGAAGTGGGATCCGTTAGACGTCCACCACTGGGAACCCATATTCAAGATGTACAAGAATCTCATGCAGCCAAATCCTCATCTGTTTGCAAAGATTTACTCGATAGATGAGAAGAGAGCGATCGTCGTGCAGGAAAAGGTTAAGCTAAAACCTTTATCTTATTTCGAAGATCTTCTAAAACCTCATATGGAAACTAATTATACTATCAGACAA